AACGGCCGTCAACACATCTTCAAGCGCCTGAATCGACGCGGCAAGCGCGGTCATGGTTGTATTTTTGTCCGTATCGAACGATTCGGTTACGTCTGTCCCGTTGACGGTTACGACGATATCGCCGGCCGTATAAGTTCCCGCGTCGTCTGTAACGACGACAACGTCATTAACGACCGTATCTTCAAACATTTGGGCGACGGCATCGCCGCCGGCATCGGGAATGCCAATAATATGTAATGGATTTGATCCGACTTTTATTAATGTATCGATTACGCCATTATCGGCGACGGCTTCCGAATAGCTACCAGCGACGAAAGATTTTCCTTGATGTATACGGGAATGTGGTTCAAGAATAACGCGGCCGGATTTTGTTAAAGGATCAACTATCGAATCAACGATCGGACTTCCTGTTTTTACTGAATCAACGCCCATATTTTAACCCCTTTTCAATAAAAAAGCCCGGGACCTTGTAAGGTCAACCGGGCGTTAAACTACCGGGATGTGTCCCCGGGTTTATGTCGCTTCCTGTTAAGAAATCTAAACAATTTTTTTTAAAAAAGCAAATTATTTCCTCAAAGATTCCTTAACTATTCTTTGCTTCCTTCAAAAATCCCTATTTATCACCTCCCCTTTAATGAAAAAGGTTCGTTCTGTTTTTGGCGAATTTCTACGCCATGGGTCCCGATTCCGCCGTCCCTGAAATTGAATGTAAATATTATTTGACCGGTAAACTTCATACCGGCGTATTTTGCTAAATATACGACGACCTTTTCGGCAAGGTCCTTTAATGTCATGTATTCCCCGCGTTAAGCTTGTTCGAACTGTATTCCGTGATCCCCCGGAAACGGCTTTCTATGGTCATTTTCGCCCGAATCGATTTCGTCCGGGATTCCGTCCGGGAAAGCTTCGCAATAATTAAAAATATCCGGTTCGATTTCCGGTTCTTCCTGAATTTCCTTTAATCCCAAATAATGTTTACAATTAAAACAAGCGTTCATATTCGGTGGCAAGTATGAACCCATTATAAACCCCCGCTTAATATTTTATCGAAAAAATCGGTCATGTCTTTTGGTAACGCTTTTGTTTCCGAATAATACGGACTTGTATAATGCGAAAAAGATTCGGTAAAAAATTCGATACTTTTTTTACCGCCGTAATCCGATACATTTTGGCGGCGCCAAGCCCGATCGTATTTCGCTTTTAATTTTAACCATTCCGAATTTTGTTCGATTCCATATTTACCTTGTAAAATATGGGCGTATTCATGTCGAACAACTATTCGTCTATGATCTTCTTTTTTTATCCAATCCCAAGGCCGATTCATTCTTTTTTCCCAATCTTCTATATTTTTCCAAGCTTTCGCCGACCATTCATTTGAAAATGAAATACTTGCCCGCATGGAATCCCTAAAACCGGCATGGGCGCGGCCCCGAACTGCTTTTGTTACATAGAATTTATTTACTTTCGGAAGGCCCAATTTTGGATATGCCGCCTTGAATCTTTCCATTTCATCAAATATAATTTTGAATTTTTCAAGTGCCGCGGCTTGGGAAATTTTACCGCCCCAAGTTCGGCCGCCCGAATATTCAACTGAATTGGCGATATCATTATATTTTATATAAGCTTCTATGTCGTCGAACTTTTTAACGTCGGCCGCTGTTTTTATTTCTTCGGATTTTTTCGCGGCCGCCTTTGGTTTTCGTGTCTGAACTACGGCCCGGGATATGACGCCGACGGCTGTTATTGGATCGACGACGGCGACTTCGTCGCTTAATAGGTCCCCGAAAACCGGTTCGGCGACGCAACGACATTGATAGTCTTCCCCCGGGTGTCCGGTATCAAGCGGCGGTTTGTCCCAACGGAATTTTTTTCCTTCCTTGGTCCTGTGGCTTTGCCGGACGCGTTCGTCAAGGGACGTTCGCCAAATATATTCTTGAATCCCAAGCGCGGTTTGGCGGCGTTCTGTCAATTGACCGTTAAGCTTGGCGACTTGATCCCGGGCGATCAATTTAGCCCGGGCGCGGGTCGTCCCGAATTGTCCTTCGACCTGTTTTCGGATCGTTTCGGCCCGCTGACCTTGTTTAATTCCGCGCTGGACCATGCCTTCAATGTCGGTTACGGCCTTATCCTGTATCGATTTAATAAGCGCGACATTTTCTTTTGAAAAGGAAGTAACAACGTCGTTCAACCAAGGTTCCCGGGCGAACGGATCGACGCCAACGGTTCCCCGCATTACTTTACGCCATTGGTTATCGTTCCAATCGCTTGTAAACTGGCCGACGTTCAAAGTCATTGTCGGCGGATCAAAAGGCGGCGTATTAGTAATCGAAGTATTAAGGGAATCGATCAAGCGTCCGGCTTCGTCGGACCAACCGTCGGCCCGGGCCGAATCCGCGATCGTCAATTCATATTGTTTAACAAGATCATCTAAAAAAGGGAATAAAATTTGACGCGTTTTATTTTCGATATTCTTTACGAAATCGAATAATTCCCGCTTGTAAAATAATTCAACCGGCGTCGGAAATAACCACTTCGGCGGCCGGCCGATCTTTTTTCCGGTTTTTCCTAATTGGGCGCGATAACGAATAATTTTATTTTTGAAAAATTCTGATTGGTCCGAACGGGATTGACTTATTTTAATTGCGGCGCCTTGTTTGGCCGCTTTCGATTTCGCTTGGGGACCAAGGTAACAAAAACCACTTTTCCCGAATTTATAACCTTTTATCCCGTTACGCGTACAACGCATTACGGGCATATTAACCGCCTTCCCCTGTTGTTGGCGTCGGCGGCGGTTCCGTCCCTTCGTCCGGTTCTGGTTCTGGCTCCATTGTCCGAAGTTCCGTATTGATTTCGGTTTCCGTTGAATATCTGTCCCCGCCGAATCTTGATAACGCGACTTCGTCCGCGGTTAGGACCCCGGATTCGATATAAATTTTATCCGTTTCGGCTTGATTCTTCCTGACTTCCGAAGCTTCCTTTTCGTCCATTTGCCAAAGCGAATTATATTTAATCGACCAATCTTCCGGTTTTTCGCCTTTGTAGTCTGCGGATTTTAGAATTAACGAAATGATCCGTTCGTCGACCGATAATAATTTTTCTTCCTGTTCGGACGCGATATTATCATACCATAATTGTATATCACTTTCACCGGTCGCGGATAATCCCTTCGGTGATTGACCCATTAATAAAGTCATTGGGATACCGGTAACGGCCGAAAGATACTTTTGAAACTCTTGTAATATTTGGGCGATCCCGGCAACCGACGACGCCCGCTTTTCGAACTTTTCCCGGGCGTCTAAAAGCATTGTATTTATTGCATGGCGGGACAAATCCAATAATTCGATTCGTCTTTTGACAAAGTCTTCCTGTCCGGCTGCGATCATTTCTTGTAAATTTTCGATTGTTAAAACGGCCGTTTCGAATGAATCCATTACGTTACGGACCGCGCCATTTATAGAACATAAATCCCGCAATTGGCTGTATGCTGATTGAAGGACGGAAAGACCCCAATTATTATTCCGGCGTTTTTCAGAATCCGGAAGATCGATTCCGTCAATTAATACGACCCGGGACCGGTGTACCTTGAATTGTGTTCCTAACTTTGTTTCCCTTGACGGCGAAACGGTAAACGTTATCAATTCGCCGTATGTATCGGAATTCATATCCCGATCGATTCCGGAAGTTCGATCGACGCGGAATCGTTGATAAACTTTTATTCCTTCGAAAACTTTTATATTGTTTTCGTTCAATGGTTGTTCCAAGGAATTTTCGTCCGTATTCCCATCGTCGATTATCATTACGCCAATGGCGCCCCCGTAAACCTTTGACCAACGTAACATATTTCGAACGGCCGAATTGAATTTCCGCTTTTTGTAATAATCTAAAACGTCGCCGGAAGAATCGCCTTCGACGACGAATCCTTTTCGTGTCATTTCTTTTACGGGAAGATCAATTATCCGTTTAGCGAATCCGTCTTGTTCGTACATTGAAATCATTTCGCTTTCGGATAATAGGTAATCCCGGACATAGTACGTACTTTTTGTTTTATCCCGCCCGGTAACGCCCATTCCCGTTAAAAGGTTTGTCCAACCGTCAAAAACCTTTTTTTTCAATAGCTTCATTGTATCGGCCATAAAAACCCCTAATGTGTTAATTTATAATAAAAAATTGTGTCGTTTAACGATATTTTTTTTCTATGGGAAAATTCGTATTTTTCAACGCGGGCGGCGACAATTACTTGTTTCAATCCTAACGGTTCGCGGCGCGGGTCCGTCAGAACGTCGAAACCTTTTGGTAATTGTTCATGCAGTATTCGGCGCCCGTCACAATATCCGCCTACAAACTCGATTAAATACCTTGAACCCTTTTCCATATCCTTAAAATATATCTTCAAGCAACGGTTAGCAAATTATAGTCGACGCCCGATAATTTGGCAAAACAAAGCATTAAAGCGTCGGCCCGGTTCGGTGATTTTAACCCCCGCTTTTTCATATCTTCCTTTTTTTCGATTTGGATTTTTCCGGACCGGGCGAATTTATATTTTGGCTGTGAAAGTTCAATTATTAATCCGGAATCGTTCGGAATCGATATTAATTCGTCAACCCGATATTTCATATTATTGTATTTTTGATTATAAACCCGTTGAAATCGGCGCCGCATATCCCACCACATAGCGGCCCGCATATTCAAAAACATTTCTTGCCAAGGTTTCCCGGGTTCGAAGTTCCCGGCCGGCGGCTTCCCGCCGCTATGTATGCCATGCGGGACAACCGACATTTTCTTTTCTTCCTGATTAATCGCCCATATTTCACCCTTGACGCCGGCGCCGACGCCGATTGAATCGTAACGCAATAATTTTATTTTATTAAGTTTACAAGTACCATACGCCCGGCGGGTCGTTTCCGTTGTATTCCCTTCCTTCCAAGCTTCGACCGATTTAACGACGACTCCTTTACGCCATACGAACGAATTTTCGTCGCCGCCTTCGTCCGCAACGTCAAGGCCGCCGATCTTCAATCCTGAATCTTCCAAGTTAAAATCGACGGCCGCTTGGACCCATTCGGCCGGAATACAAACCATTTCCGTTGACGCGTTATAATCGATATCGACTTCTTGGGCCAAAATGACCGGGTCCAATTCCCGTTTTTGTTTTTTGTACCAAGCGTCGTCTTTCCGCGGGTCGCTTTTCCAATGGAAAGTAAAAACCGGGAATATTCCGCCAACGCGTTTATTATAAAATGGATTCCCGGTTCCGTTCGGCGTCGATACGTCGACCCGAACGTCGGAATTGCCGGCCAAGGAAGCATCGATCTTATCCGGACGCGCGTAAAATGCTGATTCGTCTTTGAAATAAATTGTATTACGACCACCGCGACCGATATTGTCGCCGGATTCGCCTGTAATTACTGATCCGTTATCTGGATTAATGATCTTCATAAATGGCGCGTGTTCGTCAACGTCGAAACCGAACGGTAAAAATTCCCGTGGCAAGTATCGAAGGAACATTCGGCCTTTTTCGAAGATCGAATCCGGGTCCCCGATCTTGTCGACTAAATCTTCTTTGCGGGACCCGAAGCCGATTTTTTTTCCCGGCCAGAACAACCAAAGCAAAATCGCGAACGCCATATTTAACCATGTCGCGCCCATGTCCCGGGACTTTTCGACGACGCAAGATTGGCCGTCGTCCATTTGCTTTTTAAGCCAAAGGATATATTCTTCTTGTTTTGGAAAAAGGATAAAAGGAAGTAAAGACGGGTCGCGGCGGGGATCGAATGTTATTCCCCAATCGTTTATAAAATCGACGGGGTTATATTTGTAATGAACTACTATCGATTTATAATATGATTCATCCTTCCGGATTCTATCGATTTCGGCGGATCGATTTTTCCAAATAGCGTCGTAATCTGGATTTTTCCAATTTATTACCATTTATTAATTTTTTTTCATTATAGACCGGATAAATTCTTGGAAATCGTCCGAATCTTTTATCCCAAGCGTCGCACAAATATATAAAATTGTGTATTGATTCATGGTTATTCTAACGTTGAAACGCTTTTGTTTATCAAGGTCTTTTATTAATGTACTTAATCGCATTTCCATTTTTAAAGCCGTCGAAACTCTGTCAATATATTTTTTTATTTTTTTTATCATGGAGCGACGTACTCTTTTTTCGCATTCTTTGGGTCCGCCGCAAAGCCGGCGAACTTCCGGACGGCCCGCAAGACATACCAAGCCCGAAGACGGGACATTCCATCGGCTCGACAAACATCATGTAATCTTTGGTCCGCCAATTCCCGGGCCGACTGTGGAAGATATCCCAATCGCATTAATTGATAAAAAGCGTCGTGTTCAAGCGGTCCCCGCATAAAATTTTTAGTATCGATCGTTAAACCGCTTGGACCGTCCCAAGCGTAACCGACGGAAATACATAATATTCCATTTGGCGAATAATCCGGTATTAATTCAATAAACCGTGTCGTTATTCTTTCGTCCGGTCGGATTGGAACGACGCTTTTATACGGCTTCGATAATTGATATTTGTATCCTTTTTTATAATAAATTTTATTGTCCATTATTCCCCCCCGACTTCCGGATCGGTTCCCGGTCCGTTCGTATCGCCCATATATCCGGTCTGCGGCGTCGGAAGTGCGGCCCGGATAAAACAATCCTTTGCCTCTAAAAGTTTCCGAAGGCCAGCGGACTTTTCCGCGCAATCGGGCAAACTGTTTTCCATTACGGAAGCGACGGTCGCTATTGGACTACTAACCGCTTGTAATTTTTCCGGTAAATGTGAATACTCAAAAAATCGCATTATCGGACTTGGCATTGGTCCCCCTTTTATTTTGGATTTAATTTCGAAAGATAAGCGGCCTTCGCGTCGTCCGGATCGATATTGTCGTCGATATCAAGGCCGATATGTTTAATATCCTGTTTGGTCTTCCGGACCCAACCTTCAACGACTTCGAACCAAAGTTGAATCGCCCGGACCGATCCTTTTTGGCCGGCGGATACCAAGGCGGCGAACATATCGTCCGTGAAAACGCGCCAAATACTTTTCTGTGGCTTCCATTCCAAATCTTTAACATGGCGCTTGATCGTTTGTTCGTGTAATCCGGTCGCTTCGGCAATTTCCCGATTTGACGGCTTCCGGCCTTTTTGTTTGGCCATAAGATCAACCATTGCGTTACGGATTAAAATTTGGTTGGATTCCCGATCGACCCGGTCCCCGGGCGGCGTCGGCGGCTTTTTCCGCGGTTTTTTCCGCGGCTTTTTTTTTCGAATAGTTTTTGTAGTTCTCGACGGCTTCGTCCCGCCGAAAGGCGCTTTTGTCCCGGTTTGATCCTGTTTCGTCCCGCCGGACGCCGATTTCGTTTCGCCGACCGCGGTTTTCGTACCGTTTTGTATATTGGCCGCCGGCCGGGTTTCCGTATTACGTTTAACGGATTTTTTTAGCTTTTTACGAAATATCGCCATATTTTTAATAATTCCCGTCGGATCAACCGGGCGCGGCCGTAAAATGTATTTTCAAGCGCCCGTCGATATTCTTTGTTAATCTTCATTTTTTAAATATGTGTCCGCATTCCGGACAAGTTACGGTCGTATCGCCTTTTTTTACGGATTCGGTCCCCGGGTCCCGGTGTTCTCCGGGATCGGTCGCCAAACCAAGGTCCGCCGGTTTGAATCCCCAATCAAAAAGGTCTTCCCGTTCGTAATCGTTCGCCAAGATATCGGAATCCCATTCCCCGGCGGATATATTCGATCGGGCGTTGTATTCCTTCCGTTCTGGACCCGTCAAGGCCCGGCAAGGGACCCGAACGTCGATTACTTCGTCCCCGCGGCCCATAAGTCGAAGAATCTGTAAACGCTGATTTCCGGCTAATACTGTACCGTCGGCGTCGACTGCGGGAATTTCGGCAAGGTCGAATTTTTCAAGGGATTTTCGAAGATCGTTCGCGCCCTTTTCCTTTAATATGCGGGGATTCCCCGGGAACGGGACAAGGTCCGACAATTTACGCTTTTCAGTCTTCCAAGTTAATTTTTTCAGATACGACCCCCGGAGTTTGGCGCCCGTCCGACCTTTTCAAGATATTCCGTTTTGATTCCTTCGTAACAAAGAATCCCGCCCGTTTCAAAGGCCGCCATTTTGACGACCGAATATCCTTGGGTTTTTGAAGCCCAACAATAAATCGCTAATTTACCGAAGTATTCTTTTCTTGGACGCGATACGACAAGGACGTCGTTTTTTCGAAATGATTTCCTTTTCTTTGCCATTGATACCCCCGCGTTAAAATTCGTCTAAATAATCGGATTCAAAATACATTTGGATTCTATCGCTTCGATTTTGACCAACGGCGGCGGCCTTCCTGTCTGCGGCTTCGACGTGAATTTTTAGGACCCGGCAAGTAATGATCATTGTTTCCTTGTCGCCTGTATTTTTTGGTCTTCCGATTTTCTTTTCTGGTTTGCTCATTTTTAGCCCATAAATTAAATAGGGAACAATGGTTCGCGACTGATTTTATTTTGCATATATTAAAACAACCGCAATTTTTGAAATCGCATACCATTAATATAATTTCCATATTACGTTTTTGCTAAATATTTTTTGTATTACGCAATTTCCGGAATATCCCGAAAAGTGCGTAAAAAAAGAAGATCAATAAAATAATGTCCAATTTGAAGTTAATTATTTTTTGACGATCCAAGATTTGTTCTTGACGGGCGACGACATGAGATTGAAGGTGAAAACGATAATTGTTTAATACGCGGCCGGTATGGTCGGCGTATTCTTTGGCGGTATCCATTATTGATATTCCTTTTTTATTATAGCTTTTATACTATCTTTCCATTTAATTTTTGACATGTCTTTAAAATGTCGATATATATTCCGAATTCCGCTATCGGACTGCAATATTTCGATCGTTGAAATATGTTCGTTTGCTTTCCAGTTAATGGTGCACCGCCGCTCTACACACATTGAGCTAACGCACCCCTTATAGCCGCTGTTAATGGATAGTCGAGCCGTTCCAACAGTCCAACAAGCGAGAACCAGGATACCAGCCCTGTAAATTCCCGCAATGGGATTTGCACCCACTAAGTCGATTTCTGCCCCGTCTGCCTGTACAACGGCATCGACACTTTTGACGGAGTGATTTTTGGCAAGTGGTAAATTTGCCATTATGCCCTCGCTTGTTGGATTATTATACATAGGCTCGATTTCCATTAACGTCTGCGAAACGGGCGAAGTTTTAATTTTGCCCTTTCGCTGTTGTACGCTGTCGCAAAATTACTCCACTTTTGTAAAATTTTTATAAACTCTATACCAACCAGAACCGTTTTCCGATACTAAATCATAATAACGTTCTGGAGAATATGATCCGTCGTTATGATGTACGGCATGTTCTATTATACGTTTATGGAAATTGATAATGAACATAGTTAATATCGAACCATCAATATTTAATAATGTAAAAATTTTACCTATCATAAAACCTCCTAATTTTGCGATTGTGTACAATATATAAATATCCTAATTCATTTATTCGACCTTCCATTAATCGCCCCTTTTGTCTTTGGTTAAAATTTCAAGTTCCTTTATGAATTCCGTTTTTATCCTGTAATCGCCCCCCGGCATGAATTGAGCATGACGAAGCATTCGCCGGACCGCTTCCGTTAACTCCAAATAATCTGTTTTGCAAATTGATCCATTTACCATAATCGCCCCCGTGTATTTTGTATCTTCTATACAAATCCTTTAAAATAAGAGTGTCGACCGAATCCATATCTAATTTATTCAAAATCCCGCCAATATAAAAAAGCCAATAATGGCGATAATAAAAAACTTAATATGGCAAGTATAACATTCCTTCTAAAATAAAACGGCGTCGTCCAAACGCACCAAAGGCATTTAAAATATCGAAATACATAACTGAGCGCGGACCGCCGGCGTTTAAAAAATATATGTTTACTCATATTCAAATTTCCTTCCGTGTTTATTTCTATAATACAAACCGACTTCATATAAGTCAATACAATATTTCTTCTCAATTTCGAATGGTCCTTTTGCGTGTATTTCATTGTGATGTTTCAAACATATTGGTACGCATTCCCGATCGTCACATTTCTGACCGACGCCTTTTCCTCGTTTTCCGTAATGGTGATGTATCCCGCCGGCTGGATATCTCGGAACTGCGCGATTGTCTACAGTAACCCACTGATAACAGCAACAACACGGTTCATCATCAAGTAATTTTAAATATTCCCTATCACGAATAGGTTTATTTTTTTGTAAAGTCACCTTTTCAATTCCTTTTTTACCATTGCTTTAACCCGCGCCTTATAACAGGAATAACATAGATCGTATATCTTCCCGTAGAATTCGACGTTAATCATGAGATTTCTTGTTGGTTTTTTACAGTCAGAACAGTCATTTAAAATTTTTGGCATGGTACCCCACTATTTGAAATTTAAAAACGGTCGAACAAAAATTATGTATATTAAAAACGAGATAGTTAAAATTATCGGAACTGCCAATATGATTTTTATGGTCAATTCGAACATCATTCTTTTTTCTCGTTCTGCTTTTCGTATTCAACTTTCGCGCATTTTGCACAAGCCTTAACACCGCCAATAATCCAGTAACATTCACCTTTTTTAATAGCACAGGAACAGTAAAAACATTTAGTCTTATATCTTGCTTTTTTCATTATTTCCCCAAATATTCGATTTTCGAAGACATTAACTCTTCGTAATCAAAATAATTTTTAAAAGCTTCGACTATCATAAACGACTCACCTTCCAATCCGAAAAAATGATTATCATAAACGACTGCGTACCTTGGTACCATTAATTCGTTTTTAACAAATCTGGCGCCTTCGGCCGTATAATAATAATGTCCAGATTTATTTTCATTCTTTCTAATTAATCCCCAAAATCGAAGTTTTGCGACGTCACCGCGCGTCGCTGATGATGTTCTACACCGCTTCAAAAATCCCTCGATGTGCATTGACTTCAATACGTTGTGATCGTATTTGAAATAATATTTATGAATAAGAATTAACGCCCTGGCCATTGATGAAGTTATTGTCCTGTGATATATTTTTGTCCAACGTCCACAAGCGAAGCATTTACAACCGTCGCCGGCCGCTTGTTCTCGAATCCAATCGTTCGGGATTCCGTAATCTTCTTTTTCAATTGGCCGATAATTAAAAAGGTCCAATTGTTCGGGATTTTTTGTTTTCGTAAAATCACTTTGAGTGTCAGCTTCATAGCTATTTATTGTACTATAACCATTAAAATCATTTTTCAACCTTAACCCCCTTTTATTAATTCTTCCTTTATTCCGCAATAATCGCAATGACCATCCGATATTGAAGCATGAATACAATATCCGCATTTTTCACAATACAGAACTCCGAAGCCGTCGAAGTCTTCGTATTCCGCGCCGCATTTCGGACAAGTCATTATTGGCATTTCGTTATTCTTCATTTGTCAATAATTCCCATACCACTCTAACCACTTGCGGAACTTGTCCGTTTCCAATTGCTTTAAGGCGCTCCACTCGATTGGCCATCCCATAAGCCATTCGACCCAATCCGGATTCAGGGAACCAGTCTTTTCTTTTTCTGTTTTCGCTACTGCTGTAACAAGATCGTCCCCACCTGACTTTTTCCTGTTCACTCTGGAATAATCCGGACCGCTTGCGCTCGCTCTCGGGGTCGGCCAAATTCTCAAACCTTCCCGGACTGCTATTTGATCCCGTAAATTGTTCGGTTCCTTGTATTCCGACGCTTTTGGAGACAGCCAATATCCATATTCTTTTCCGTCTATGGAAGGCTCCAACGTTATTAGCCCCATATTTAATCGCTGGTAACGCTTCGTATCCGTTTTCAGATAATTGGTTGAATATTGTAATGGTGTATTCGTGAGACAATAAACCGGGAACGTTTTCAAGAAAGACAAAGATTGGCTTGATTCTTCGAATAACGTCAATTGTTTCGGGCCACATATTTCTATCATCTTTTTCCGCTTTTCCTTTACCCGCGACACTAAATGGTTGACAAGGGAATCCCGCTGTAATGACGTCAACCATTCCCGAATATGCGTCGGCGTACCCTTCATTAATGAATTTTCGGATATCGCCGAATATTGGAGCATTATCGAAGATTCCGTCTTCAATTCTTCGTCTAATAATTTTTTGGCAATATTTATTGAATTCGACATATCCTATACACTCCCAACCTAAAAGTTTAGTTCCAAGCAAACCGCCTCCGGCTCCTGAAAATAAAGACAATTCTTTAATAGCCATCGGGCCGCCATACTTCAACAACGATTCGCGGATTTTCCAAGGTCCAAAATTTTACGGCTTTATCAAAAGCGATCGATCTATCGTCTTTGAATAACGCATCTTTGACCGCCTTTAAAATATTATCGCTATCCGGCACGCTTTGATGATATCGCCCGGCCATTGCCGCTTTTTTCTTTTCTGACCATGACTTCGGAACTTGGATATATATTTCCAAAAAAATACCGGTCGGACGGACCGGAAGGCGCCCCGCTTGCAATCTTGCCGAATCCGCCCAAATACGATATTTCATAACGCATGGACGTTCTTTCCAGCGGTCGCGCTGTGATTGCCGCGGCTTGGCGACCGGATTTCCATGGATTACAAATTTTTTTGATTCCATATTATAATTTAATTAAACAACCGCAATTTTCCAAAACCCGTCTTCTTGTTCCGGGTCCCCAATTGCTTTGAATGTTTCTTTTCCTTCGTAATTCTGTATTTCCCCTTCCTTTACCATTCGGAAGGTCTGTCCTTCCTTTAATCCGGCGAATGGAATTTCGACCCATTTTTCGCCGTTCTTAACTTCGACGTCGGTTCCGGGTTCGTTGTCGACTATTTCAAGGACCTTGCCGTCGGTCGCGTCTTCCGATTCCCCTGATTCTTCTGGGATCGATCCGTCAAGCGGTTTTCCGTGGTCTTCAAGATCAAGCTTTTCCTGCCTGTCTTCGTCCGTTATCGGCTTTTCTTGTAGAACTTCACCGGATGATTTCCGGATAATGTGTTTAATTCCCTTGGTCCAATTGAATTCGATAATACATTCGATTTCTTCAACCTTGGTTTTTTCGCGATAATTTTTTGCAAGCGTCCGGATTTCGGCGTCCAATTTTTTCATTGATTTACCGTAATCCTTTTTAATGTCGGATAGTTCTTCCTCTAAATCCTCAAAAGCTTTTATCTTTTGGGAAATATCGTCCATTACGGATATAAGTTCGTCTTTCCCAAGCGCGACCGGAAGCGATAAAGTATCTTCCCGTTTCGTGATTTCCATTTCATCGGCCATAAGTACCCCGCTTTTGTTTAATTTATATGGTATTTGAAAAAATTTTAATTGTCCTTTTATTGAAATAAATGGAAGCGGGCGGCCGTTTTTAATTACGAACCCCCAAGGACCCGCGAACCATTTACTTTGCGAATTGGCGACGCAATCAATTATTTCTGCATATCCTACAATACCCCCTTTTGGTAATGTTGAGATTACGGGTATCCGGGCGGCGGCCGCGTCCGGGATCGTCGAAGCGATCCAATCATACGCGCCGCGGTCAACCGACTTTCCCGCGTGGATTAAAACAGGGCCGCGATAATTCGTCGGCCAAGTTCGATTTTCAATATCTTTAAAGCCATTGGCGATTAACCAAGCCCAAGGCTGTTTTATGCTTAAAGCGTACAAATTACCAATCCTTTTGAAGTTCGGTTAATTTTTGCCGTCTGACTGCGTGAATTATCCGGTAATATTCTTTCGTGTCTATTTTTTCAGAATTCCATTTTTCGGATTCTTCCGGGTGATCTTCTAAATATTGCGCGACGGATTCTTGTTCAAGAATAAGCTTATTGTATTCATCTTCTGGAAATCCGGAAACCCGCGGCCGCATAGATAACCCGTACTTTTCCCGAAGGCCCGGGGTTGTTTCATGTGAAACCGCGAATTCGTTAAAAGATTTATATTGCATTTTTAAAAATTCCGTTAAGTCGTCCCCGGACAATGCAAACCATTTTTTATTAAACCAATCCCGCCAACGGTAATAATCTTCCTTCGATAATTGCATTAATTTTTTACCGGCGGCGGCGACCGTTAAACCGTAAAATTTTGATTGTTCCGGTGTTACCTTTATGGCCGGATCGACCGGCGCCGCGTTTTGTTCTTTTAACTGTCGGCGGATTTCAAGGACCCGGCTTTTAAAGAACGACAATAAATTAAGGTCCCGTTTCGGAATGTCGATTGATTCGAGCATATCGACTGCGTATTTAAATTCTGAATCCGTCGTCCCAATTCCGTTTAATGATTTGAAAATAACTTCGCCGTCGGCTTCGTTGAACCGGCGACCGGTTATTACTTCAATCCGTTGCATTTCTAATTTGAATGTTTTGAAGACCAAGACGATACCCCCCCGCCGCCGGACTGCCGCGGCTTATAAACTTTATTTATATCGATTGCGTTCGTGAAAGTAAGGCGCCAATTAATCGTCGCGGCTTTTTTATTTTTCTTATAATTCCAACCGGCCGGCTTTCCCCAAAAATTTAAATGGGCCTTTTTTAAGGATAATAAAATATCGACATTTGGGTTTAATTCGGATTGTTCTTTTATGAATTCTTGATCGGCTGTTATTTCTTTATATGCTAAAATTTCAGATTTTAAATACGTCCAAAAATCCGTCCGCCAAGTACGTACTTTTTTAGTATCTTTATTTCCTTTTTCTTTTTCTATTTCTATCTTATTCTTATTCTTATTCTTATTCTTATTGTCGATTTTTTTATTTCGGACTTTGGTAAAAATCAATGATTTAGGTAAGGTAATTTTCCAATTCATATACGAAACATTTCCAATTGTTTTCGGAATCTTTTCGAAAAGTATTCCAATTGTTTCCGAAAACAATTCAATAAGTTTCGGGAAACTTCTGCAATTGATTTGCAATTCTTTTAATAAAGTTGCTTCATTAATAATGAAAAAATTTACGGGTTCGTCCTTGTGAATTTGCATTTCCATATATAATTCTTGGATAATCCAAAAGGCGCCGTATCCTTCCTTGCCGCCGGCCTTTAAAAGTAATGAAAGACCGTCTTTTTTACGGCAATTCATGTCATGCTGAAACCAAGTTTTCGCGCTCATATAATAAAAAGCGGGGACCCGGGACGGGTGGAAAGACAACGGACGGATTGGCGCGTCCGAAATCGTATTCCGTCTTCGGGTCCCCTGTTAAAAGTTTTTCTTTGGATAATTACCAACCTTTTTGAATGTTCCGGGCTTCCAACCCTATGATATCAACAAAAAATTATTTCATAGTTATAAACTAAAAAGCGTATTACAAAAAGTCAAGAAAAAAATACGGGCGTTGCCGGCCGCCCGCGTCCAATTACCGAAAACAATTTTTAATAGTTCCAAGAAAACAAGTTCCGAAATCCCGGGACGCCCGGACGTCGGAAAGCGCGTCGTGTGCATCAAGCTTAATTCCGACGGCTTCGCAAATTGTTGATAATTTTAAATTTACCGGTTGAAATGTCGGAAATTGTTTCATAATAACTGCAATATACATTGTATCGATAGGTTGCCAAGTCATGTATGAACCAAAACCGTACTTGTCGCCGTGTCGCTTTGCGAACTCCATTAACATACGAACGTCGAAAAGAACATTATGTCCGGCCGGGAAGAACTTATCTTCTTTGTCGTATTTATTGATATATTTATCGAATAACTGGATTAATTCCAGATATACCGACTTCGGGTCCGGCCAAGACATTATTTCGTCTTTGGTCTTTCCGATCGTTTCCAATGCTTCCGGTTCGATATTATCCGGGTTCGCCGGTCGGCAAGTAAAATTAAATTCCTTTTTTACTTCGCCGTCTATTTCTATAATTCCGGCGATTTGGACGATATCGTTTTTAACCGGATCAAGGCCGGTCGTTTCCGTGTCGAACCATAAAACTTTCATTTTATACCCTCACTTTCGTTGACGTTCCGGAAACAACTTTGACGCCGGCCCAAGACCGGGCGCCCTTCGTTTGGTTTGCTTCCTTGGTTAATAATGCGATCTTTATTTCCAAATATTCGAACTGGCCGCGTTCTACACATTGCCGTATAAACGCCGCCTTGTCTTCGACGACTGCGGAATACGTTGTAACGAACGATACGCCCTTGGCGGCCGGTTCCTGTTTTATTATAGGCTCTTTAATTTGTTCCGCCATAGATTCGTAAACAAGCGCCTGATTTCCGGCGTTGTCGGCCTTTATTTCTTCCCGCTTCGACTGTTTTAAAAGATCGGCTTTTTTCTTGGCGTCGGCTTCGGCTTCGGCCTTCCGCTTTAATTCTTCGGCCGCCTTGCGTTCCTTTTCTTCTTTTTCCCTTTGGATCCGGGCGGCTTCTTCTTTTTTCCGGCGTTCGGCGTCGGCCTTTTCCCGGGCTATACGTTCCGCTTCCTTCCGTTTCTTTTCCAATTCGGCGTTATATGCCGCGACCTTGTTTTTTAAAACGTCTTCGGCCCGGGACAATTCGCCCATTACCGGTTTAAATTGATTGTTGATAAATTTTACATGATCGTTAAGCGGCTTAACCAGCGCGACCCGGATTCCTTCTTGTTTTTTATATTCCCGCTTAATTGTCTTTATTCCTTCGGCGACCATTAAATAACCTTTATCGTCTGTAATCTGTAACTTTTGCATGTTGGCGGCGACCGACAAAGATACGTCGAACGCCTGTTTTGTTTCTTGTGTTAATTCCATAATTTTATGTACTCCAGCGTTATTCGATTATACCCATTTGTTTTAATTTTTCTGTTTGGATTATTTCGACGACGATTTTGTCTTCGTGTGTCGTTTCAATCAATTTAGGAATCGCCAAGGTATCGGCCATTAATTGAACCTTGGCCGCCTTCCATGCCGACTGACCGCCGGCCAATGCGTCGCGGGCCATATCTTGCGAACTTCCCTTTCCGCCAAATAAAAATTTTTTCATTAATCGCGTGTCGACTTTTGTTTTTTTCTTTTTCCCATATTTAACGACCGATTCGCCGCCCATGTACTGAGTTTTGAATTGAACAAGATTTTTTTCCTTCATGCGTCGGATTAATTCTTCGTCTGCATTTGCCCGGACTTCCCGCAATTGGGCCATTGCGTCCTCAATTTTGCAACGCCATTCGAAAAGTTCGTCCAGCGTTTCGGACATTTCATATTTGGTATATGGTTCAAGTTCCTTGTGCATCTTAACCCCTTTTTATTTGTTTAAATTGTCAATAAACATTGATATTGATTTTTCAATTTCCTTCGGATTCCGGGCCATTTCCTTAATAACATATTGGATTTGTTCCGCTGTTAAAACGGCGGAATCGATTATTTGTTTTCCTAAAACTTTTGATACATAGGCGTAAAGCGCGTCGGCGCGGCTGTTTTCTGGAATATTGGCGGCCGCCGGCGTGGTCGTAAATACATTGAAAATACTTTTTAATTGAAGGTCCCGGACGGTCTGAGGCGATTCTATCTTATTACCTTTATTCTCTGTCGTCTTTGGTTCGATATCCCAAGTCGCGCCGCAACCGCCTTTTCCTTTAAGACAATAATATTTCGTCGGGTCCTGTTTGGATATGATAACATATTTCTGTTGATTACATTTCGGACAATCCGGAAATTTCTTTTTACCGCCGTTCGACTTTGCCGCTGGTCCGCCGTTCCCGGCCCCGGTCGCGTCGTCGTCGGCTTCGGAAGCAACGCCAAGCAAAGCCCCGGCCGCGTATCGGCGCCCGTATGTAATCGACGAACCGATCGACTGGACAATATTCTTTGTATCGTCGACGACCGGAAGGCGAAGCGTCGATTTAAGAAATTCCCCGGACGAATGTAATAACAAGGAAACGATTATAATATCGTCGTCTGCATGGTCAACGGACTGCGAAAAACAAAGATTGTTCGCCGACAAAATAGGAATAACACCTTGGAACATGGCGCCTAAATCTGTATAATTATACGAATATGTCGCGCCCGACTTGGTCGTTACATTGACAGTTTTTTCTTTTTTGAAGATCGGGAATTCGGCTTGTGCCTTGGACAAGGCGGCCGCTATATTTTTAAGTTCCTTTGACGTTTCCATTTCTTAACCCCTTTTTTTTTGCCATTTTCTGTTTATGGATTGCGGCGTCCATGGCTTTATTTATTTCGGCCATTTCTTCGGGACGTATACAATGTTTACAAATATCGTAAAGCTTTTGAAACTCTTTGTCGCATCCCATTATCGAACCTTGGGCCGTTGACATCTTCCGGCGACAACGCCGACAATGGATAACCGCGACGGTCATTTGGATTTTTGTTTCTTTCCTCATTTCTTTTTACCGTTCCGCTTGGCGGTCGCTTCCTTAACAATCGTTTTAAATGCGTCAACCTTCCGCCCCTTGAATTCTTCGTCGGCGATTTTATGGAAGCCGTCGAAAACTTCTTTTGCGTCGGATCCGCGCAACTGGAAAGCGGAAATCGGATAATTTAATTGTGGTTCGGCCATAGGATAGATTCACCCCCTGTATATGTACGGTTATCATTCGGATTTTTTTTAATAGGTTCCTTGGGATCGTCGATCAAAATAGTCTGTTGACATTGCGGACAAAACCCGCGCCGCTTCCCATTGTCGGAACCGATTTCGGCCGCCTTTGACCCGCAAGTCGGACAATTCATATTTTCACCCCCTTTGCGTTAATTAAGTTAATTGATTGCTTTATTTAAATATATAATTCAATTATTTAATTGTCAAGCCGGGATTGACAGGGAAAGCCGTTTCGTTTATATTGAAAGCATACCTTAACCCTGTATGGTTAATAGCTTTCTTCGGCTGTTAATCCTCAAAAGCAAGGCGCCGGGAAAAGCTAACCCGGCGCCTTTGTCTTTTTCCAATAAAAATTTTTCAATCTGCAATCCAAGCGCGGAGACGGCTTCGACCCGATCCCGGCCGATCACCGACAATTCCTTCCCGTCCATTTTATCATTATCGGTATTAACCAAAATCGCCCGGATTTCTTCGCCGACGTGTTCAAGAATTGCAATATAATTTTTTCCTTCGTGTTTAAAATGGACATTCGGCGCGGCCTGAATTTTTGATTGTTCAAATATTCGGCCGACCAATCCTTCAATTATGGCGATATCGACGTCCAATACTTCCGGTTCTTTATGAATCTTTTTTAAATTCGCAAGTCGACGCTTTTTGTCAAAAAGCGCGGATATTACTAATGTTTTTTCCCGATCGTCAAGACGGATAATCATTCGTCCCCCTTTTCAAATTTCACAATTTTACAACTATTTTTTGGTAAACCCATTTTTGATTTAAATAATATCGCGTCATTGCGCGTCTTGAATTTAACAAGACCAAGGCCCCCGGAATTCGACCAACAAGGGAAAACCAAATTATGAAAATAAAACTTCTGTCCGCTTTTTTCTGTCTTTTCAAGGACCCACATATTAAGCCCCTTGGTCTAAAGGTTCCGTCTGTTCTTCGTTCGGAATTACCTTTATAAGCTTGAACCCCCGGTCCGTCAATCGCTCTAATTCTTCATCGGTTTCGTCCCCTTTAACAACATATTCAATGGCCGTCGGCGTGAATACGTGAAAGATTCCGGGGATAAATTCGGGTTCTTCGCCGACAACAAGCGACTTTTGAATCGCTTTTCTGTGAGCGACGAATACTATTGTTTCGCCGACTTTGAAGTCTTTCGGAATTGCGGATACGCGGCGGGATACTCCCATTTGTAAAGCTTCCCGGGTCCAATCCGCCGGCGTCGGATAAAATTTTTCGCCGATCCATAGAAGACCGACGCGACCGACCGTCCGGCTTAACGGACAATCGGAACAATCGATCCGAGCGCCCGGGTCCTTGTGGAATCGACATTCCTTTGACCCGATAATCGCGTCGCCGTCAATCCATGTCCAACCCCGGGACGGCTTAATCCCGGCGTCGCAACAAGGACAACGCGTTAATTCAATCGGAAGTTTCCCGCAACCCCGGGGAATCCCGAAACTTACCATATACTTACCGCCGCCTTTGCGGTATCCGCAACCGCGTTTATTTTCCGTCCGTGTTTCAATATTAATATTTGACATACCTTAACCCCTTTTTTTATCTGTATTCTTTTTGAAGTTCAATAAATGTAACCGTTTCGCCGGCGGCCCCCCTACGCCGGACAATGTCTTTTTTCGCGCTTTCAATCGTTGACGCTTCGACGTTTTCGAAGTCGTATTCGATCCGATTGTTTTTACTTATGTACTCAATAAAAAATCTTAACATAAAACCCCCTTTTTCCTATACCTACAATATAGTTAATTAATTGCGTTAATGCAAATAATTAATTAAGCTATTTTCGACGGGTAAAAATTGCCTATTTAACGAATTTAACGCCGACCGATTTTAAAGCCCTGTACGGGCCGCGGCCGGCCGGCTGTCATAACTCTTGGACCGGCCCGGGTTCGTGGCGTGGCGCCCCGTTTCCTGTACGTGGTCCTATGGATTTAAAGGAAATAGCGTTGACGTAAAAAAGGCCGACGCGCGGGTACGCCGGCCATGCCCCCGGTCCCTTGCGGGAACCGGCTCCCGAATATGCGGTCCGGGTATTACTGGACTTTGTAAATTCTATGTTTTTGCCAATTCCAAAGCCAAGATTGTAAACCATGGAAAATTCCGGTAATTGCGGCCGTAATCAAAACCATTAACGACGCTTCGATTTGCGGGTCCAAATCAACGGCCGGCCCAAGCTTCGATTTTATGACAGAAAAGACAACCGCAGCGACGGCGGCCGTTAAAGCGCCCTTTTTCGTATCTTCCTGTCCTTTTTTTACCGAAATTTTACTATCATACATTTTTGGTACTTTATGGGCGAATTTGATAATATCTTCTACGACGTCGTCTTTTAAAGCTTGGACTGGTTCGGCCCGGGCGATACTGTTTAATTGTCTTTTTACCGCGGCGAATTCGTCGGTTTGTTTCGGATTCATAATTCCCCCTTTTTACCTTGGGTCCTGTAAAAATGCAAGATACGCCCATTTCCGATTTATCTTATGGGCGGACCACCAATCAAGCGTCTTTCCGTCGTCCAAGTGCATTGAATATTCGGTCCCATTCCAATAAACTCCGATTCCTTTAAATCCAACCGTCAAGGCCGCTTTAACGTATCCGTTTACGTCCGTAAATTTAACGACGCCGTCCCTCTTGTCGAAACGAATATCGAACGCCTTTCCGTCGTCGTGTTCTTTGGAATTATGTTTTCCGGAATTAATACCGTTCTTTTGGAATTTTACCCGGCGATTTATGGCCGTCCTGAAATTTTGTAATTTTGCGAACGCCCGGAAATCGATTCCGGAAAGCTTCCCTCCGGCTTTGATTATTTCGCCATGCGAAAAATTAGGGAATAAATCAATTTGTCTTTTTGTCATTTTCGCCGCCTTTTTTAAACGGGACGGTTTTTCCTGCCGCGTCCTTATCGCTTGGACGTTCAATAATGCCGTATTTTTCATTGTAGAGTTCAATTATTTTGTCTTTTTCGTTAATGATAATAATCGCATTATTTAATTGTGCCTGAAATGCCCGGCATTGTTCGGCCATGGTGTGAACAATTGACGTTGCTTTACTGGAAGCAATCGAATGTTGCTCCACAATTTCTGCTAATGTTGGCATTTGTTGATCCATAAAAAACCCCCGCGTTTTGAAATTAAAATTATGTTACGACCGCGACTTTTACATCAACGCCCGCGACCTGCATTATAAAATAATTCGATACTGTTTCGGTTGTGACTGTCTGTAATGTTTGCGAATTCATATCAATTTTTCCGTTGCTTCCGTCAATTAAAACCTTTTGCGTTGAAACATTACCAAAACGTCCGACCCCAACGACTGACAAATCGTATAAACCGTTAACACTTGACGATTTATAAACCGAACTCGCGTTCGATTTCATTTCAACTAATAAGTTGTTTGATGAATCCCGGCATTCAATAAAACCATTTACCGCCGAAGGTCCGGAAATACCGCCGGCAAGTATTGTATCCGCTACCCTAATATTCCCGGGAGTAACATTAATTTCGATTACGTTTGTTCCGACTGTTATTGAATTTGTTGTCGTAACGGCACCCAAAGCGCTGACTGTAAACGCGGAACTTCCAATATCTAAACTTCCCGCAATCGTTGTATTTCCGCTTGCACCGTCAACCGTGAATTTATCGGTATTTATAATTAAGTCTTTACCGTCTTTGATTTCGAAATCTGTTTTCACATAACTTGATACGGCGACTTCCCCGCTTAATTGACACATTGTATTTGCTCCGGTATTGTCTTCGACTCTAAAAACGCCGTCTTTAGCTGTGCCGTCTACATAACCATAAACAACCCTTTTACCTAAATCATTGAATATAGACAAAGCGGCGGACCCGGTTACGCCATTACATTTTACCGATTGGTGTATGACGTCGCTGTCGGTATTTAATTCTTGATCGATTGAATCATCAAGATATTGGCACCATAAATATGTATATCTTGCAAGCCAGTTAAAATATTGACGCGGCGGTTTCTCTTTGAAATCCCAACCTAAAAGCTTAATAGCTCCGGCCGGTTCGACAACATTGTTTTGTCCGGACGTCGGATCGACGACGTCGTTTACCGCCCATTCCGGAATTTTTGTTGGTTTTGTAGCCATAATATATTTACCCCTTTAAGAAATTAATTCAACCATTTGTCCGCCGATTGGCTGTCCGCCTTCTGTATAATTATATTCGGAAAAGCCGTCGCCTTCGGCGTATGGGATACCGCCTTCCGTGTCGAACTCAAAAGGTACAACGCCGTACCCGGCAACGATTGACAACCCGACGCCGGCCGGAATTACTTTTCGCATTGTGACCAGTAAGTCGCCGAGAATATCTGACCCGTTTGTATATAAATAAATATGTGCCGGGAAAAATTCAATTAATCGAACTTGTGTCGCTTGCGTAACTGTTTTTAATACCGTCATAACAACGTCCGGTTGGCCGCTGGAAACATTAATAAATACCTTGAACTCAATAGCGACCCGGTAATCGTCGTCGCTTCGTCCCTGCCGATCTTCCCCGACAATTTCGCCAATGCCGTCAAGTTGGACGCCTTCGGCCGTCGAAATTAATCTTTTCATTATTAAAAAATCAGCTTGGTCGTTTGTTTCTTCTAATTGCTCCGTAAAAACTTCAATAACACCTTTTAAATTATCCGACCGCTTAAACTGTTCAATCATTAAACTAAGCGTATCGCCTGTTATGTCTGCGATATAATACGGAGAATGTCCGGCGGATCCCGGCGGAAAATATGTTGACCAAATCGCCGCCCGCTGTTCGTCGTCAATTTCCCCGACCGGAAAAGGGAAGGACCCCCAAGGCATCGGGAAAAACCAAGATCGTTGTCGTTTTCTATCGGTATCAAAAGCCATGTTTTACGCTCCTGTAATCGCTTTTTCTTCAATATATGTTGTGTCGTCGTCGGAAACATTCTTTTTATAAATCTTCGTTCCGGAAGAATTATAAAAATCTTTTGAAGCGGATCCGCCCTTGGTCTGTGTTCCCCGGAATACATGAGCCATGCGAAGCCGTGTTATCATTGCCGCTATTGATTCAACTGTCGGCGGTGTACCCTGTGCGATTTCCGCCGGTGTATCAACAAAAATCACGTCGACAACTTCGGCGTTAATCAATGCCTTGGCCGCTGTCGTAAAGTCTTCGACTGTTACGTCCGGAAGATTTGCAAACGCGCCGGCCGCAAACGCGCCGGTTGCGTCGTCCAACTCGATATCGCCGTCCGCATTATCGGAACCGGCAATCTTAGCCTTGGTCGGGAGTTTTGCTTCTATATTATTAATGCCTGTATCGATATCGGTTAATGCTCCGGAATTCGGTAAGGCATCCGTTACGGCTTTTATGGCATCGATAACCGTATCGTTGTCGGCCTTATCAGAAGAACCCATAATATCATTTGTCGGTAATTTCCCGTCAACGACTTGGGTATCTGTATAAATATCGTCCAAGTGTTCGTCAACAGAACCAGCCGCCGGCGCTCCGCCTGTAGGCGCTAATTTCATAGCGTCCCGGACCTGTTGAGAAGTTATCCCCGTTCCGGAACCTGTTGAAACTTCGACGTCAAGATATTTTCCGAAGGTACCGGCTGTCGTATGTCCGGACTGTAATTCGTCCCAAACGTCGTCAACGATTGCGTCGCGCGAAGCGCTCGAAAGTGCATAGCCTGTTTTATCGTTATTCGTGGTTACTGTTACCCCGGCCGTGACACTTGCGACGGATCCGGTTACATTTCCTTGAACACTCGCGACGCCTTGGCCGAATGTGCCGGCGGTTACGTGTGCCGATCTGAGTTCGTCCCAAACCTTGTCAACAATCGCGTCTTGGTCGGCCGAAGTTAAAGTATATCCTGTTTTATCATTATTGGTTGTTACGGTTACGCCTGCCGTTACGGATCCAACGGCACCAATTACAGAACCGACCGAACCCGTCACATTGCCGCCGACATTTCCGTCAACATTACCCGTTACACTTCCCTGTACAGACGCAACACCTTGACCAAAAGAACCGGCGCTTGTATGGCCTGACCTTAATTCATCCCAAACAGCATCCGCGACCGCGTCCCGGGAAGCTGTTGAAAGCGCGTAACCCGTTTTATCATTATTAGTTGTTACCGTTACGCCGGCCGTTACACTACCGACCGCCCCGGTTACACTTCCAACCGAACCGGTTACATTACCCTGTACGCTTGCGGCGCCTTGACCGAATGTCCCGGCCGTAGTATGACTTGCACGTAATTCGTCCCAAACCTTATCAACGACGGAATCTTCCGAAGCTGTCGAAAGTGCATAACCTGTTTTATCGTTACACGTTCCGACAATTACGCTATCCGAAGTATGGTCAAAATCTGACCGCGTTGTCATATCGGCGTCAAGCCGCTTTCCAAAGGATCCGCCCGTTGTATGTCCTGACTGTAATTCATCCCAAACCTTATCAACAATCGCGTCCTGTTCGCCGGACGTTAAAGTATATCCCGTTTTGTCGTCATTCGTTCCGACTGTTACTTTACCGGTTGTCGAAGTTATTGCAAGATCCCCGAAATTCGTAGGCGCGGACGCGGCAAGTAATGCGTTATCGGTTCCCCGCATATCTGTATTTGCTGTACAGGTTCCAATTGTTGAATTCGACTTATTGTATCCTGTACCGTCGTAATCAGCTTCTAAATTTCCCGGGGCCCCGGTATCCCCTGAAATTTCTTGAATGTCACATTGTACATATCCATTACCGGAAAATGGTATCGATTGCGGAATACGTGACATTACCGTACTTATATCGGAACCATTCGCGTATATTTGTGTAAAAGCATCCTCGATATAACGTGTCGTCGCCTCTACTGCGAATCTATACGTTAGACAACCGCTACATGCGACAGATACAAAATATTTGCCGGCAAGTGAAAATTCGCCTTGTCCGATTCTTAACCAGTATTCACCGTTTCCCGCTTCCTTCCAGTCGTCAGTCGTTACTGTATATGTTGTCTGACTCGTTGCCGCTTCATATTCATATTTTACTGTGACGTCTCCGTATACCTTCCCGGTTTCCGGTGTCTTCATATCTGCGTCGTCAAGCAATAAAACAGGGAACCATTTATCAAAGCCTTTTTTTCCGAATAACATTTTATACGCTCCTTATTTTTAATTTACTTTTAATTCGATCAAATGTTCTAATAAATATTCGGGATTGTTGGCGAAAAAAACTACTTGTTGCGCGTTACTTGCTCCGATATCCCACGTTTCGGGCCGTGCTTCGCTCAAAATATCATCGTCAAACGGTAAGTATGTATCGCTCGAAAGGTCCGCTCCGTATCCTCTTGCGATTGTATCCAAGTCAGATAACAAGAAATTATCTGCGCCTTCATTTACAAAAGATACTTCTCCATTTCTGCCACTCGTTCCGGGTTCTGTTCCATCGTCAGAACAATTATTATTTGCCGTGTCGAAAGTACCATCATAGCAATATGTAAGACAGTCTTGAACAATATTGTTTTTAGCATAAACCGTATTTCCCGAACCTCTTTTTATTCCGACATCGCAATTATGTACAGTATTATTATAGCAATAACTCGTCGCGCTATTCCAGCCAGTCATATCGATACCATAGGCACTCGGCCCGTCATTCCAATCATAAATTATATTATTCCATATTTTTACGTTATAAGTTGCTACAATACCATGATTCCCATAAGATCCTGTCGCGGAAGCCTGATTCCAAACTATACAATGACTTATTCTCATATCGCCATTTGATCCCGATTGTGCCAAGATTCCAAATGCCTCGTATGCAGTTGTACCGGTTAATGTAACCTGCAAACCTTCAAGTCTTGTGTATGATCCACCGGAACCGATATTTATTGTATATGAATAAGCAGAACAGGCAAATGTTATATAATATTTCGATGAATCCCAATATCCGGCGTGTCTTTCTGATAATGGAGTGTAGATTTTAATATAATTGGCCGGTCCGTCAGTCCATGATAATATATTCAATTCTCCTGTATCTCCAGAAGCCAGCGCATAACATTCAATTTCGAGTTTTCGATTATTTGCTACAAGATTTCCGATATCTGACTGTAAATCGGCTTCTGCATTAACGACACCGGTATAGTTGCCGCCTGAATCTTTCACGGTACGCAGAACAGTATATGCGTGTAATGCTCCAATATCCCATTGCGTAGGACTGGTACCACGTGATACTCCGGCCGCGTCGTCGCTGTATAATCCAGAAGATGGATCGATAGCACCAGCGAATTGTAAATCTGTATCAGTTGCTTTTAATCGAAAATCTCTTGTCGAAACATCTTCGAATACATCGTTCCAATTTGACGGAGTGACCGGGTTCGTCCCGTCACCATCATTGCTTGCACAATTCATGATAGTATTGAATGTTCCGACAAAATCATCATTATTTCCAAATACTGCCGAGTCATATACATTGAAAGTTCCACCATCACGGACGATTGCGTCGTCGCAATTATATACAGTACAATTGTACACGTTATATGTTCCATTTGCTCCTGAATTAGAGTCGATAGCGCGACCGTTCGTTACCGGGAAATCATACATAATACAGTTCATGTAATTTACATATGATCCTGAGTTCGGAGTAATACCCATATAAATACCCATGTGATTTTGTCCGGTTGATGATGTACTACCTTTTAATATTAATTTTTCAAAATTCCAATGAAAATCCGCCGTTCCTCCACGAATGCAATATCTATAATCAAAAGACGACGTCGAACATTCAATTTGAATTCCTTTAATATTGACATAATCTTCGTATATATAAATATTTCCTGGACTACTGGCAACTAATCGATAGCAATCTGTAGACCAATAACCGGGATGTGTCTGTCCTGTTTTTGCTTCAATATTAATATCATAACCTTCCGCAGTGGTCCATCCGTTTAAATCAAATGGGGTAGTATCTTCGAACGCATGACATAAAGCAAATTTTCGACGCTTTGTCGTCGCAAGTGCTTCTTGTTCTCCTGCGTTAAATCCTGAAAGTGTTGTATAATCTGCGTCTATTGTATTTATGTCGTAATATAATTCTAATATTTGATCCGCCCCAATGTCCCAATTAGAACCGACATCGTTTCCGCCAATACCAATATTATACGTTGCTCCGGAATTAGTACCATTTTCGAAAGCTTCGCCTGTCCTTTGGATTCTGAAATCATCAGAACTATAATCTACAAAAATATTTGCCGCCGCTTTACTTGCCTGATTGTAACTACCTCCGACATTCGAATCTGTTGAACCGTCAGAATCCAGATTATAATCTGAACTTGACGAATATGTGCCTGCGTAAAAATCCTCATCTGTCGTGCTTCCCATTGCAATATTATCCTGCACAAGATGATTAGTGCTCGAACATCGAATACCGCACCAACACCCGTAAACTGAATTACTTATTACGTTGACAACACCAAAACCATCGATTCTCATTCCACCGGTATACGAAAATCCAAAACCATAAATAATATTACGATAGATATTTCCGGTCGGATTGGTAACTGAATACGTATATCTGATACCGCCAAGATGTGAATTTTCCTGACCATCTAAAATACAATGATGAACATCGATATTAGTATGTTCTAAATTATTGATCGCATACTCATCCGCCGACGAACTGCTCGGCCGTATTTGAAGCCAGCTAATCTCAACATTACTTTCGTATAAAGTTATTCCGCTATTGTTGCCAGTAGTCTCAAGCCTGTATTTAGTATCGTCCCATACTTTACTTAAATTCCGTCCTTCTGACGAACTGGTTAAAATCAATTTATTTGTAGCGTCAAGAGTCCATCCATTTACGGAAACGGCTGTCGTATCAAGCATTGAATTACATTGTATTTCGACGATTGCGGAATCTCCGGCGTCGGAAGACGTCACATAATTTGCCGGTGTTCCAGTTTCGTATATTTTTTCTGCCTGAAACGTTCCGGATATGCTCTGTATTAAAACCTGTGAATCTGTGATTGATACTATTGTCCCTGTCGCGCTTGAATTCTCGCCGGTTACCGAATCGCCGTCGGAAAGTGTACCGGTAATTCCTCCATGTGCAAAAACCTTTGTAGTCGCCACCGTAAGATTGCATTGACAAGCAGTCTCAGCATTCTGTAAACTGGTATAATTACCGCCGCTATCGTCAACAGTTGTAATGTATTTCGTTGCCATAATCAATTATTCCTGTGTTTTATCTTCGATTTTACTTTCTTCGATTGGTTCAACATACCACGGATTCGCTTTTATTGACGCCAGCTTTGCCGGTGTCAAATGCTTTTTATAATCAAACTTGTATTTACGCCGTATTAATATGTCAGCCCTTCCAGTTATAGGATCAACGGCAGACATTACCTTATCACAATATTTACGTCCATCGTCAACAGTCATTTCTGGAATGCTGACAACTAAAAATTTCGGCAGACATTCATTTTTTCCCCAATTACTCCCGTCAGGCTTTACAGATATTATATCGTCTTCTTTGTAGCATCCAGCCAAGTCCTTCGCCATTATTTCTGCCTCTGTTTCTGTTGATCCGGGCATCGCCGTATAGTGTGCGTCTATTGCTTTGATTAAAAATTCACACATTAAAACCCCCTTTATGCTGTTTGTGCTGTAATCCGGTCCATATCCCACAGAAGTATTGAAACTTCGCCGATTACTATATTTGAACTTGACCATGTCTTCTCTACTGAATACGATTTACCAGTCGCCAAAAAAATATCTGCGGCAAGGTCTAATTGTACGGCTGAATCGATACCATTTACAGTTGTTTCCGTTGCATCAGTTACGTTTTTACAAGTCATTCCAGCCTCGACCCCTCCATCAAGAAATTGCTCGGCCGACGTATCAACAAGCTTATTAGCAGATACATTCGAGTTGGTACCAGTTACCGCCGTCGGGCCGGGAGTCGTCGAAATCTGAATTGTTGCCGTTGCTATTCCTTGAACTTCGAACACCGGCGTATACAATTTCTGTAAAATAAAATCATCGCCGACGTCATAATTTGCTATACCAAAATCATATATTTTTTGTCTTATTAACGTCAGACCATCAACCGGGAAATCTTCTTCCGGATTTAATGTTATTGTAACGTCAACCCAAGCGTACCGCGACGTCGGCCGACTGAATTTCATTACTTGCGTATCGCCTTCGGTATCGGTAACATTAACGGAAACATTCCCGTGTGTCGCAATACCGGCCGGCTTTACTTCCCATATTTTATCACCAATATCTTGATTCGTTCCGCCTTGGACGACGGCTTCGAATGAATGCGGCGGACGTCCGCCCCCGTCGGTTACATCCGTCCGGTTTTCAAATATCTTTACAGATAAAACAGAATCGACTTGTTGTAATAGTCGGGCCTTAATTGCTTCGACTGTTCCGGCCGCGGCAATTGCTAAACTTTGAATACGGCGTAATCTTAATTCCGGGTCCGTTTCTAAATCGCGTCCCAAGTCGGCGTCGTTTAAATTGTCAATAGCATCAAAACCCGATACCGGCGTTTCGATTGTTGTTAGTGTTCCGGTATTTGCGACAATGGCGCCCGTTTCTTTTGATTCGTAAAGCGCTGGACTCCAAATCTCATCAAGCGTTAAATTTACATCGACGTCAACCGAAAACGGCGTATCTTTATCGTCAACCGTAATTGTTAATGTTCCGTCGTTATTGTCAACGGCTGTTAAATAAGCCTGTCCGACATTAATAGACGACGTTAAGCCGGCGGCGATTTCTATAGCTGTCGCGTCGGCATCCGAAGTAAAATCATATCCAATAGAATCCAAAGTAACCGTATATAGTTGATTATTTAAAACGTTTCCAACTCCGATTTTTGTACGAAGGACGGATAATTTTGTTATTGTTACGGGGCCGACCTGTTCGAAAATGTCCCCGGTAACGGCGACGGACGCTTGGTTATCGTCCGGGACGATTGTTCCTTCGGTACCTTCGATAATTGCTTCGACCTGTGATTGTGTCGCGGCAAGCCGGACAATACCGGTCATTTGTGCGACATTGTCAAGCGAAAACCCTTCGGCGCTTGCGGGATACTGTGATAAATAAACCGCTTCCAATATTTCCCAAAGATCGGAAAGCGGGTTCGCCATTAAACCAATAATTTGTCCGACAACTGAATCCGGGGTTACAGATATCCCGGGGAATTTCGCCCGGAATGCTTCTTCAAGATCCGCTTGAATTTCCGGCAATCTTTTAATTTCAAAACCGTCACTTGTTAAACCGCTCATGATATTGACTCCGTTATTGTACCGGTCGACCCGTAAAGCGTGTCAACCTCAAACGTTATAGTTAATGATCTATTTGTATTATCGTAATCGCTTTCGTAACTTAATAATTCTTTGACGTTCGGCGTATTAACAATTTCAGATTTTATAATATTATCAATATTTGGAATGTTTGGATTTTTTACAAAAATATCGTCATAAAACGGAAGGCCCTGTAATGTATCCAAGAACCATTCGCCTTTAAAAAACAATAACCGAATTTTAATTTGCTGGACGACTTTGTCGATTCCGGTTACTAATTCGAAATCGTAGTTTTCTATTTCAATATCATGTGTTGTGGTATCCAATAAAATATCACTCATGCAACTAACCCCGTTCCGTCATTATTTTGTAAACCGGTCGCATAATTGGCCGGAACTGCGGCCGCCATACTTGTTTTTAATGTCGCGCCGCCGTCTGTTGGTGTTACAGGCGAAGCCGTAAACGCCGCCGATAAAATGCCGCCGGTATCTATATTTACATTTACGCCTTTTATTTCAAGATTTGCGACAATGTGTTCAACAATAGCCGCGGCCAATGCGTCCAGCGTATCCCAAGTCATTTGTTCATTTTTTGTAATAGGTTGTCCAGCCAATAATTTTGTTTTCATAAGACCAGCTAAACCCGTACCTGATTGGGCGTCGCCCGCTAATAATGCCATTTTATAAACTCCCCTTAATTGCCGCAAGTTTTGTTTTAATCTGCGTAAAGGTCGTATCTATCGATTTACTTAATAATTGCGGTCCTAATGCCGTCGCCGTGGTCGTGATAACCAGAGCGTCGATTAATTGATCGAATAAATCAAGCAATTCTTGACTGGTATTACCAAAAGCAATTTTCCCGGTATTATCAATTTTAAGCGTTCCGCCCTTGAATGTTAATCGACAATTTGTATTATCTACGGCGTCGCCTGTTTCAGAAAAAGGGAAAAGCCCGGGAATCGCAATCGCGTCGGATAAGTCGAATTTACGCGGGTCCCCGGGTCCCGTATCGCCGCCCTTGGATAACCACGTATCTAAGGATCTTTGAGAAAAAACCAATAATACGCCGTCGCCTTTTTCTAATGGAAATGTCAAGGATCCGCCGCCGCCCCGCGGCCATACGACCGGGACGTTTACGATTACCGGTAACGCTTCCGTTGTTCCATCGACGTACAATTTTTTAATAAGCGGTTTGACGTCGGCTTTTTGTTTGGCGTAATCATATTTTTCGATCCGACCGGGAAGACAAGTATTAACGTCTGTCAACGAAAACGTTATCGCTTTTTTTACCGCGGTCGCTAATGAAGGCGCGTTCATATTATTTTCGTTCCTCTACTTCGGACGCCGTATTCCATTCGTTCCCCCAAGTGTCGCCGTTATGCTCAACATTGATAACCCGGAAAAACGTTCCTTTTTTTATTAACTGACTTTCGACGGATACAAGGCCGCCAATCGATATTTTCGGAAATAAAAGCGAATTGATCCGCCAACCCGGGCGTTCCGTGTTTTTTTGCTTTGATAGGTCTTGGACGCGTTCCGGGGTCCCGATTAAACCGGTCCGTGGCGATAAATGTATCGCCTGTTTTTTATTGGTCCCGCCGATTCTGATAATCTGCAATTCATTATCTTGTATGGACCATTCAAGATTTAAAGTCGAAGAAAGCTTTTCCAAAACGAACTTAAACGGGCCAAGGAATGAAAATCCATTAACGAACTGTACGTCCTCAATATCGGTCGTATCGACAAATTGAGAAGCCAAAGGAATTAAATTAATTACGTCGTTCAATATTTCCTTGGCGCTTGAACCTTCCTTATATGAAAGATTTACTTTCGTATTTCGAATAACCTTCGCGCCGTCGTCGCATTCCAATTTTGTAATAATATCGGCGCCCTGTTTGATATGGTTAATATTGGTAATATTCCCAATAAATACGTTTTCAACGCCGACGTTTTCAAAATATCCGGCGTTCAAAATAACAAGATCGTCAATATTTATTAACTTTTCCCGGGTGTCCTTGCTTAAATTATAAATGTCGATTAATGCGTTATTCGTTTCCGGCTTTTCGCTTTTCTTTACTTTGAAGTTTACCCGAAGGCCGCGGATTCCGATTCCTTGTTCGGACCCTTCCGGACCGACGGTCAACGATATTTGACGATTAAATAACGCCATTTTACAAAGTCCCCGCTTCGATTTGTTCGACTTCGTCTTCGGTTACATAAACCAAAAAGACGTTTTCGTCTGTGAAATCGTCTTGACTTATCCGCTGAACGGTCCCGCTTGGATCGACGGCGACCATTTCCCCGGGCGGCAAACTTCGGCCCGGAAAATTGGCGATTAATTCGTAATCGATAACGATTTTTATTCCGGCGACCAAAACATTATCGTTTGAATCGGATATTATCATTGACCAAAATTCCCCGTTGTCATTCCAATTGAACGAAAACCGGTACGGGACCCCGTCCAAAATAACGTCTTCGGTAAAGGAAGGATATTCGATAAATGGAATAGTTACCATATTAAGACCCCGTTAAAATATTTTTAGCTCGTTTCAATAATGACGTACTTGTCGATTGTGTTTCGGACGTCGGCGTCTTCACTGTTTGCTTTCCGTTCGATTGTGTCGGAACGCCCTTGTTGGCAGCCGGCGCTTTTAAATTCGGGACGACGACGGTTTCGGAAGTTACCTTCGTTAATTTCTGAAATTCGGCCGTGAAGCGTAAAGAATCCCCGGACGTCCGGTCCCTTGGAAACGTAATCGATAACATGACCATTTCGGTATAAACCTTCAATGTCGATACGATCGTTATCAATTCTCGTTCGCGGACGCCCGTAATCGGATCAAGCTTCCCTTGGGATATTGCCAACAATTCGTCGAAGGCGACTTCGGTTCGATTCCGTCCGATTCCCCGAATAAGATTCGAAGCGACGCCCAAAAAATTAACCGGGGAATTGGTAATAAAACCGGTCATTGTTAAACGTTCCGGACGACTGATAATATGGTCGGCAATTTCGGACCCGTCTTCAAGAGGATGATTTGTTACAATATTTTCGTAATTATGGTTTTCCGATATGGTCGCGTCCAAAACAATTTCCCCGATTTGACCCGGTTTTTTAAATCCAAATAATAAAGACGTAATCGGCATGTTTATTTTTCAACCTGTGAATTATTGGTTTCAAGATTTCGGACCATTTCCGCGTTTGATTCGTCAACCGCCTGTTTAACTACCTTTTTAATATCTTGGGTTTGTGCTTCGCTCATTGCCGCCGGGACTGTTAATGTTAAATTTGTATTGGAATTAAAATTCTGGTTAACTGACCGGCTGCCTCCTTTTCTTGTTGCTCCGATTCCGGAACCAGCAAACGCCGGCGTCGGGTTAAAACGATTTTCAACTCCGGAGCCAATCAAGCCGCCGCCTTCAATAAATTGTTTTCCTTTTTCTTTTACAAATCCCTTGGCACGATTAAAAAGGTTCGATACTTTTTCGATTGTCGCGCTCAACATTTCCTTGAATTTTGTTTTTATTATACTGAAAATATCGACCATTATATCTTTAAATCGATTCCATGCGTCAATGACAGGATCCGGAATAAAAGACATAATTAATTTTTTCGCAATTTCAATAAACTGTCTTAAATCTTCCCGTAATATTTTAAATATCAACATTACGCGTTCTTTGAAATTTTCCCATGTCCCTAAAAAATCGCCGATTGCTGATTGGCCGCCATGGACCCAAACCCAAATATCTTCTATAAGAAGACCGATAAACGCTATCAATGCGACGATTGCCGCAATCTTGGCGGCGACCGCTAAAGTAATCCCTTTTAACATTGCGATAAGCGGACCACCCGCTTTTATAAAAAGCGTCCACAATCCGACCAATGTTTTTAAACCGCCGGCCATAAAGAAATATAATTTTCCAAGTGTACCCAAAATTAAAAGAACCGGTCCAATTGCGGCGACAAGACCGACCGACAACAATATTAAACGTTTGGTACCGTCCGAAAGATTCTTAAACCATTGAACCGCTTTTCCAACCCCTTCGATTAAAATTTCAAACCGACGTTTTAAATCGAATGTTTCAACGATAAGCCGCCCGAATTCCGCCCGGGCAAGGAATAAAACGTCAAGAAAATTTGACCATAAACCGCCCAAAGTCTTTGATTGTTTGGTCATTAAATCCTCAAAACGGCCGCCTTCCGAAGACATGGCGACAAACGCTTGCTTGACATCTTTAAATCCAATTTTCCCGGCCGATACCATGTCCCGGATTTCCGCCGTTGTTTTACCGAATTGCTTTCCTAATTGGTCAAGGATTGGAACGCCGGCCAATGTGAAATCGCGCAATTCGCGGCCGGTTAATTTCTGTTGTGCGCGGACCTGACCGTAATTGAGGACCAGACGTTCAAGGGGAACGGATAAGCCGGCGGAAACGTCGCCAAGTGCCTTTAATGTCGGGATAATATTTTTTCCTTCAATTCCAACAGCTAATAATTGTTTTGTGGTTTGTCCAATATTCTGAATTTCAAACGGAGTCTTGGCGGCGAATGCGTAAAGTTCTTTTATAAGCTGGCCCGCGGCTTCGGCGCTTCCCAACATGGTTGTCATGGCAACGTCTAATTGTTCAACGTCTGACGCGGCTTTAAGGGACGCCCCGGCAACGCCAAGAATCGGCGCTGTAACAAATAGCGTCAATTTTTTACCGGCGTCCTGCATTCGATTGGACATATCCCGAAATTTCCGTTCGGCAACTTCCAAGTCTTTATTGTCGACTTTAAATCCAATCAAATTAATTAATTCACGAACAATCATTTATTACCTTTTGTCTTTACATTTTCCGCCTGTTTTTCATCAATAAAATTTCGCATATCTAAAACCGCATTCATTTTGACAATATCTTCATAACTATATATTGTCGATAATTCCTTTAATGTTGCGACGCGTTCCGTTATTAAACGCCAAACCGGGAATTCGTCTTGAATTTCCGGCGCTAATCGTTTATTGACTTCTTCGTCGATTCTGTTGGAGTTATTGGGATCGTCGGATTTTCTATCCGTTCGAACAGTTTTCCAATACTCCATTTTCCGAAAAAACGGTTTGCTTCGATAACAAATAAAAGGACTTTATATAATTTGGAATATTCGCCGGCGAATTTTAAATTTATTGTATTCTTGGTTATCGATTCGCCATTGATTCGGGTTTGCGTTAAAAGATCAAGAATTAAATTAATCGTGTTTTCATTATCCAACGATTCCGTTAATCCTTCAATTGCTTGGCCGACAACTTCTAAATTTATATCGGTGTCCATTACTGATTTGCCGGTACCGGTTTTAATTCCCGAAAAAGCTTTTCCGACTGCGGGACCGACTATTTTTAAAAGCCGGCCCTTTAGTCGTAAACCATGAAGCCCGGGAAATATTGTACATTCAACAGAATCATTATCAATTACCTTTTTTTCCGTCCTTAATATGTTATCGTTGCTCATTCAAACCTCCGCGTTTTGGCGATTCTTAGGTCGCCGGTTCAAATTCGGCATTCCCGCCGTTAAATGGTACATAATCGGCAAGGTCAAACGTCCATTCCCGATTTGATAATTCTTTTCCAAATTCTGCCGTCGGATCCTGTTGAATCCAAGCATTACCAGCAAAATGAACCGATCTTCCGGAATTGTCTTTAACCATGACGGGAACAATGCCGGTACTGGATAATTCATCCAGCGCGGCAATTCCTTCCAAGACGTCATTTGATGGGCTTGTTTGTGCCAATGTTAAAGTCATTGTTCCGGTTTTATCGTTCGATTTTGAACGCGATACTATACCGTCGGCTCCGGATACCATTTGGAATTTTGGGTTATTCCGTTCTACCGAAATAAAGGTTCCGTCCGCAAATCCGGAAATTGGGACGCCGCCAATCAAAACGCTTACGCTTGCTGGGTCGTATGTTCTTACTGACATTGTTTTTCTCCTATTTTAAATTATTAATATTCCGTTATAATACCACTGTTCCGGTTACTGTAACCGAATGAATCGCGCCGGCAAGTGTCGCCGTAAATTTTACGTCCGGCAATGTCCGCGCCGCTTTGTCGACGCTTGAAACGTCGGCGGCCAATGGAACCGTTGTCGTGGGCGCCGGATCCGCGGCCAAACCGCCCCGGTCAATCCCCCGCTGTAATGAAGCCTTGACTTCTGCTTCCACAACGCCAATTCCGGGATCGGTAAAAGGAACCTTCGGAAGATTTACAAGCTTCGAATATATATTTGACGTCATGTCGGACTGTAACCAATCCACAAAGACAATAACGTCTATATATTCCGGTTCGGATACTGTACCGTTTTGGGTTATATTAACGCCGCCGACCTCTGTATAACAATTTGCATTCTTTGCCAAAATGTTTGTAACCTGTGTATCGGTTAGGGTGTCAACTGTTACAGAAGCCAAAGTCTTAAACTTTGCAGTATAGGATCCGGGATCCTGCGTTAATATCTTTCCAAGTAAAGCGGCGTCGATATATTCTGTCGCGGCGCTTGCTGAATAAAAAACAAAAGAACGCGCATAACTCGCGGCTTTTAACGTTGCGGCTATTGTGGTCGCATCCGCGGCGTCTGTAGTATCCGGGATATCGGCATCGGCCGAAGCGGTACCGAAAATCTTTATCTTGGCTTCTACCCATGCCGCCATTAATTCGACTGTTGCTTGGGTTCTGTCTGTTAATACAATCCCGTAAAAATCGTCGGAAGCTTTTACAATAGCGTCCATTGTATCGCCTATTGTTTCGGTAATTGTAAATGCTTCCTGAGTACATTTTGTATCGATTAATAATGTATATGCGGTATCGGCAACGTCGGCGGAAAGTGTAAATGTTCCGTCGGTGTCGTCTGTTGCTGTAACTGGTTCGGCGCCGGCATTAACGGCCGCAACAAGACCCGCGGCAATTTCTATTGCTGTCGCTGTTGCATCGGAAGTAAAAGAAAATTTTGTACCATTGATATAAATATCATAATCCGTATCGTTCTGTACATCGGAAACAGCAACGCCGACCGGATCGTCAATCTTCCGACGGCCAACCGCTATTCTTGTCGGTGTCGGATTCTGACCAAACCAATCGGTCGCGGCGACATATTCCGCGTCGGTTGCTTCGAAATCTTCGGCCATGGCGGTTAATGTTGAATAAAATTTTATTCTTTCTGTGAAACGCTTATGCGCTCCAACAACAAGAAGTGTTCCAAATCCCAAGCGCGAAACTGCCGCGGTCTGCCGGGTAATGGAAACATTGACAATATCGGATAACGGCATTTAAGCCCCCTTTGTAAAAAGTTTAATTAATTGTATCGATCGTAATTTCTTCTGTTTTAACCAATACATCGTCTTTATAATATTTTCCTTCCATATCTTTAACAATTCCAATAAAACCGGTTCCGGGCTGGCTTTCGCGTGTCGTCCGGAATAATAGGTCCATGGATCCGCGCGGAAGGAATTTTGTATCCTGTATTCCTGTTAAATTTTGAATTGGGAATGAGTCGACAAACGCAATGCCGGCGACGCGTAACGGATCCAAATAAGTATTTGTATTTAATGCCATGCGTAAAGTTTCCAGCGCTTCGAAGGCATCGTCGAATAAATTGGCGCTTAACACTTGAACGTTCAACGTGAATTCCCGGTTTCCTGTTATTCTATTGTCGCCGTCGTCGTCCGGCCGTCCTTGATAATCACTTCCAACCGGGACGAAAGATTCCATACGCAATACGATATATGTTTTATCCGGTTGCGGGAAATCTTGGTCCGCCCAAATAGTTTCTATTGAAGTCGAACCATAAACCAGATTATACAACGCCTGTTTTTTTACACTAAAATATGACATTATTTTCCTAATGTAATGGATACTAAAATTAATACGACTGACATAGCAAGAAGCCAAAGATATACGGTTGAATATAAAAACTTTTTAGACGGTATTTTTTTTTCGATTGTCGATAAATCCTTTTTGTGTTCAACATCGGCTTTATCTAATTTATTAAAATGGTCGGCGCCATGCTTTAATCTTGTTTCGGTTGCGCTCTGAAATTCTTTTAAAACATCGACTTTATTATCAATTTTATTTAAAATACCTGACATATTTTTTTGATTTTGAACAAGCTGTCCCAATGTTTCCGACAACGGATCGATATTCATATTTAATATTCCTTCGCTACTCATAATTTAACTACAATCGCTTTATAATGATTTATTACATTATTTTGCCATGTCGCGCATGACAAAACTTCATATTCATTTCCATAAAATACTGCAATATCCGCGTTTTTTTTCGTGCTTGTCTTGGCTGTTAATAATTGCGTATCTGTATAAAGCCGGAACGCTTCGGAATCCCGGCGCCCTTCTTCTAATAATTGCATTTCATTGGGCTTTAAAGGTTGGATACTTGCTTTAATAGTAAAATTAGACGTGGCGGCCGGGGCGTATATTCCGTCGGTTGCTACCGGGGCGGCGTCAACTCTTTTTATTGTAACGGCCTGTCTAAAACTCATGGTATAACCTCGACGTGTTGAATTGATTGAACCATTTGTCCAGTATCAATGAGCGGGTTTGACGAACCTTTTTTTGCTATTGTTGTCGGCGCGTTCGGCGGGGTCCGTATGGCGCGTATTTTGGCTTGTGTCTTTGCTTTAAGCCATTCGCCTATTAACCCCAAAGATCGTTTAACATTAGAACTGCCATCGACAATTTTTTCATATTCATTCAGTACAAGGTTATTTATTTTTTCTCTATTTTCGTCGTATGTTGTCCGAATAAACGGCCGCGCCGGAATATTTTTTTTCGGCGCCCCGAATTCTTGAACCGCGCCAACGGTTACAAGTTCGGACATTTGAATAATTGGTTCGTTTCCGCTTCCTGTTTTCGTTCCTTCTTTTACTTCGCCTTCCTGTGGAAGACCGACTTTCGTATATGAATTGTCGGCCTTCCGTACTTCTCTAATTATTCGATTCCATCCGCGATCGATAATTTTTTGTTTAATTGTTGCGGGCATTTCAAATTGTCCGGTCCCTTGCGGAAAAGATAAGCGCATTCCGTAATCTTTTTAATTGTAAACCCCAAGACGTTGAATCAAGATCGGTTAATGTCTTGGATCCTGACCCGCCGAAGGACCGCGCTAAATCGCCCTCTTTTTCGCTTTTGATTGCTCCGGGCGCGAATCCGCCGGCGCGGGCGTCTAATGCTATCCAATGAAGGACCAATAAAGCAATTGCGTCATTTGTCTTGGACCCGAAGACGGATCCTATATCTTGGGTCGCCAACGTAATTAAATCGGTTACGCGGGCGTCAACGGTAACGTTCGGATTGCGAACGACGATAATATCCGCAACGGTTGAAACTGACAAGGTTTATTCCCCTTCCTTTTCGCTTTCCGGTTCCGATTCTAAAATTTCGATCTGCTTGTCGATAACTTTTGAAACGCTTTTCCGGGTTTCCTTTTTTTTCATTTCTTCAAGGTCCGCCAAAATAAGCGTTTCTTTAACGACGGAAATAGCGTCTTTGACGCTCATTTCCGTAATGTCGTCGGTTACTTCGTCGTCAACGGATTCTTTTGTCGGTTCTTCGACGACGTTTGTTCCGGACCCTTGGACTGGAACCGCAGGCTTTTCTTTTGTCTTTTCAATGATTTCAATAATCGGCGGGGACATTTCCATTTTTTCCTTAACCCAAGGACTTTTTAAAATTTCGTCCCTTTTATCGTCCGGAAGATTGTTTACTCCGGGATAAATAAATTGTCCAGCGATTTTTGTAACGGAAGCTTTATTCCATTTGAGAATCATATTATTACCCTTCCTTTGGAAATACCCCGGGCCATTTCGGACCCGGGGTATAGTTTTCAAATTATTATCGAATTAAATGTCTTCGATAATTGATACGGAAAGCGGGTAATAAATGATAACTCCGCCGATACGCGCTTCGGTATTTACCACAAATTCAAGCCCGCGTTCTTGAACTGGTAACTGCTCGAAAGGCATTGGAATTTCTAATGTTAGTTTATCCGGATTCGGATTGTATCCTAACATTGCATTTGACGGACCGGCGCCGCCGGAAGGTTTCGGATCAAGGTTCCGTAACTGGTTGACGGCTTCGACGGATACGCCCGGATTGTTCCGAAGGAAAAATTGAAGGATTGTCGTATCGGTCCCTGTTGCCATTCGGGTATTTGAAATTAACCCGTAATGAGGACGGGGGAGCAAAATCTTTGTAATCATTTCGACGCCCAAAGTCAACGTATCAACGTCGACGCAAAGATCGGACATTTCCTTTACGATTTCGGCCGGGGTTTTTACATTTGCCGGTGTTGTTGTATTGATCCAAAGCGTTTGACCGGAAGACGCGCCTGTTGCGGCGCCGGCTTTGGTCGTATTCGCATTATAGATCAATCCGCAAAGACCGCCGTTGACGCCGTCGTCTGTCCGGGCCAAGAATGCGATACGTTCGACGGCCTGATCATAAGCGCGACGCGCGGAATTCGCTTTTCTTTGCTGTAGCGGTTTGCCGGCCATTGTCGCGGCCCTGATTTCCTGTCGATTGTATCCATACGATCCGCCAAGACCTTTGACCGGGGATGTAAATTCCTTCCCTTTAATGTCGGACCGTGGTAAATCGTCCGCATAATTGGCAATGATTTTCATAATTCCGACGCTGTCGAACTGTTGATACGTGATCGTATCGGCGCCGGAACCGGCTTCGTTTGATACGGGAATCAAGCGCGTGGCTTTGTATTCGGGATATTGGATATCATAAGAACGCGCTTTGATATGCTCCAATTCGCGGGCGAAAAATGCGGATTCGTTCGCGTCAAGGATTGTACTGTTTATTACTTCTGGCATTTTCCATACTCCTTTTTAGGTTAATTGGTTATTATACTGGTAAATTAATGTCAACCTTGGCGATCCCCGCGGCGCTTGTGGCTGAACGGAAAACCGCGCTTGGAACAAGGATATTCGGACTTGAAGAACTGTCCGTTAATTTCCCCTTGTTGGCGCCGGCTGTGATAAGATAAACGGGCGTATCTATTACGACCGCGTCGGCGACCTCAACCCAAACTTGACCCTTGCGAAGTACGGAAACGGCGTCATTGGCGACGTATCCGGCGGCTTCAAAAGTCGAAGCGCCGATTGTCGGCAATGTGTTATTTGCAATATGGGAATGAACCGCGATTCCCCGAACCAAGTCAAGACAAGTTCCGACGATCGAAGATATCGTCATGGTCCCGGTAATCCCTGAAACGTCGACGGTTACGGTCAAATCAACGTCATTGGCCGCAACAATTGTGATTGTATGCGATCCGGCGACGTATGCGGCTGTCGATACCGTGGCAAGCGCCTGAATCGACGCGGCAAGCGCGGTCATGGTTGTATTTTTGTCCGTATCGAACGATTCGGTTACGTCTGTCCCGTTGACGGTTACGACGATATCGCCCGCTGTATAGGTTCCGGCGT